GTTCCATTGCGTACTCTTCCCTTGTTAGATGTTGTTACGTGACAAAGCTGTGAGCTTGTCACTTGTGATTAGTTTTTTGGTGGTGCACTTTTCAGCGCTCGATTGAAGTGTTTAATGCGGGTGGTGCTTATGCAGCTAAACTCTTGGTGCTTGGAAATGCTTTTAATTCTTCCGCTGATACGCTGCCGTCTTCATGAACAATAACGGTGATATTTCTACGTGAAGCAATTGCTTTGAAAATCGCACTTTGATAAACACCAAGGTCATTAGCTGTCTTGGTTTGTCCAAAGCGACTTGCATATTCTTTTAGTTTGATACGCTGCGTCATAGGTTCCTCCTTTGCAGTAATTATGATTATCACCGCAAGAGGTAAAATAGTCAACATTTGCGGTGTTAGCCCTTTATCCCACGCGGTGATAAATTTTAAATATGACTACAAAGAAAAAGCCGCTCACTAAAGAGCAACTTGAAGACGCCACCCGTCTTAAAGAAATTTATGAGAGAAAGAAAGGTGAATTGGGTATATCCCAAGAATCTGTTGCGGACGCGTTGGGTGTTGGGCAGTCAGCAATTGCAGCCCTATTCAATGGGGTAAACGCATTAAATCCGAATAACGCTTCTGCATTGGCAAAATTCTTGAAGGTAGGGGTGGAGGATTTCAGCCCCAGCATCGCTGCCGAGATTTCAGAAATGTATCTCTCAGTTGGGGGGAATAAAAATATCACCCCTCAATACGAATACCCACTATATGCAGACATACAGGCTGGTTCATTTTCTGATGCTGGAACTTATACGGAAAACGATGCAAAAACATGGATTTCCACTACTCGGAAAGCAAGCTCTAAATCATTTTGGCTTGAGGTTTCAGGCCATTCAATGACCGCTCCGCAGGGCGTAAAGCCTAGCTTTCCTGAAGGTATGCTTATCCTGGTAGACCCCGAAGAGGACGTTAAATATGGCGACTTCTGTGTTGCTGGCATTCATAACGATACCGAGGTCACATTCAAAAAGTTTACTTGGGATGATGGCTATCGCTGGCTTGAGCCACTAAATAACAATCCACGATATCAAAGCATACGATTTGATGAGAACTGCCGGATCATCGGGAAGGTAGTTAAGGCGCAGTGGCCCGAAGATACATTCAACTAACCCACTGCTAGCCCATAGAGGGGTGGGATGTCACATAAAAATAGAACAAGGAATAGGAATCAATGGAGTTAGGATGGTTGCCTGAAGCTTTGCAACAAGTAAGGCTGCTATGGGAGTCTATATATGATAAATCCCCTCCATTAGCCTACTTTGTCATTCTAGCTCTTTTTACTTTCCCATTTTACGCCTTGCACACTTGGTCAAAATTTAGTAAGCAAGAAAAGGCGATAAATGATAGAGTCAAAGAAGCTAGAAAGAAATCTAAAAACAAATATCAAAGATTAAAAGGAGGGGGAGATCAATGATAATCGCAATAATTTCAGTATTTATAATTTATGCTTATTGGTATTCATGCCGATCATCTTCTTTACTTGAAAAGGAAAAACTTGCAAATATAACAATTGATTATATGAACGAGGAGAACGTTCCCGATAAAATGAAAGACATAGTTTATTTGTCTTTCATTAGCTCTGGGAAGTGGTGGTTTTTTCCATTAGTTTGCATTTCATCCCCAATAGCACTTTTGCTTGCCAATGATAGAGATACTGCAAATTCAGAGGAAATCAGAAGCAAGGGGGATAAAGTTAAACTTCAAGATGTCATGGACTCCATATTGGCTGTCAACATGAAAAGAAACCCAATTACTTCTATCATTTTTGGGATACTAACACTTCTTTTGTCGGCGCTGGTCATTCTAATAAAGGTTTTATTTGGTGGTTTAAAAAAGCTTCCAAGCGTTAGCTCTTCTGTATTGATCGTAGCTGAATTAGTTAATACCTTGAAAACAAAGCTACACGCATGAAATTTACTATAACCCGGCCACGCCCAGCTGCCGGGTTTTTTGTGCCTGTAATCTGACAATCTCACCACCCTACCCGCTTTAAACACTACTCACATCACACTTTTCACGCCTGATAGCCAGGTGCGAAGGGGCACGTCGGCATGTTTTTAAAAATAAATTACCTTAAAAATCATGTGAGTTACCACCGCAAGATATATATTATCTCCTGCGGTGTTGACACGCATACCTCTAGCGGTGATAATCATTCCATCAACACGGCAGGACGCCAAAAGTACGACAGGAAGTTAAAACTCAATCGAGCGCTGAAAAGTGCAAATAACCAAACGAGATAGGTTTGGGATGCGGTGAATGCGCAGGCTGATGCGCTGAGACGTCAAGGTGATGTTGCTCAAGCTGCCTGAGCACGGTTCGCAGCGTGGTGAGAGGCAGGTTTACCTAGCGAGAAATCACCAATACCGGATGTAGTCCAGCACCGGCCACCACATCACCAAAGCTATCTCAGGAGAACAACATGATTAAGCCGCACACTATCAAAGAAAATTGCCGCAGCCGTCGTGATGCACAGCGTAAAGCAAAGCAACAGGCATATGCCATCGCTAACCCTATGTCAGTCGGTCGCAAGTATCAGGCTAACGCTCAGTCAGTATCGTTGGTTAGACGCGCTGGCTACTCACCTGCTCCACTACGGATGATTGCCAGAGCGGCATTTGGTCGAGTTAAGGCGTACAAGATGCATATTCTCCGCGCTTCGTATCTCTTTGAGTATGAGTTCAAGCGTAAGCCGGTAATTGAGGGCGGATTATGTTTGCCAGAGGTCGCTAAGTTTGCAGCAGGCTTCCGTAACGTTCGTGAAGATTGCTATCACGTTATTAAGTAGGCCCACCACATAGTTAAGGGGTAAGAGAATGGAACTTAATAAATTACTTCAAGAAGTTCAGTCCATAAATCGCCGACTAGACCGAGTTAATCATGTCATTAGCCAGCGAGAAAAATACGGACTTGAATTAGTTATAGCCATAGGAAACAACATTTCAATTAATGCCACGGCAGACATCGACTTTCTTTATGAAGCATTGCTAACTCAGCGTGAAGTTCTAACCGAAAGAAAGGAAAAACTAAGCGAAGCAGTTGAGGTTGCGCAAAAAGTTGTAGCGGGATTATTAGCAGAGTAGCAGTTGGGTCACTTAGGTGGCCTTTTTTATTGGCGGGTAAATGAGGAATGAATGATGGCGTACAAGCTAAATCAAAAAATAAAGAATCACATTGCCGATATGGCAACTCGCAACAAACATAAAGCAGCGTTCGATAAGGTTTTTGCAGCATTCAAAGAGGATGCGTATCAGCAGCTTTATAAGAAATATCAGAATGAATTATTTGAGGGTGTTGACCCGATTGTTTTGAAAGCCTGCGATAAAACTGACCAAATTGATTTATACAACGACCGAATCGACGTTAGCGCCATATCAACAGCAATGCAGCTTCGCTCAGGCGAGTTAGCGCGTTTTGGTATCGATCATCATGTGTACGGAAAAAGTTATGCATGTTACGCCAGCGACCTATCTGATAAGGCGGCACTTAAAAAGCTAATGGCAACAGTAAAAACAATAACCCAATTCAGAAGTGATTTGCTATCTGCTATGGCCCACTTCAAATCCGGTGAAAAGATGGTTGCCGCCCTGCCGTGGACGGACAAGTTTTACCCAGAAGAAGATAAAACACCTACCTGCAACATCGTGCCGGTCTCTGTAATAGAAAAGGCCAATAGCTTGATGGGAATTAACCCCCAGTAACCTTACCCCTGCCACTTAACCGGTGGCAGCAATAAGACCACTGAAACAAACAACGAGCTGCTTATGCGGCTTTTTTTGTACCTAAAATTCAAGGAAACAGCATGAGCAAAGAAACAGTGATTACCTTTAAAGGCTTCGACCAAAAGCTTCAATGCCGTAGCTACCAGTTCGAAATCGGGAAAACGTTCACGCATGAGGGGAAAGTTGAAGCATGTGGTTCTGGCTTCCACGCTTGTGAGGCACCGTTTGATGTTTTCGGATATTACTCACCTGCATCAAGCCGGTACGCGGTCACGGAGTCGTTTGGCACTATTGACCGTGAAGAGGATGGCGATACAAAAATAGCCAGCGCCAGCATAACTATTACAGCGGAACTCACTCTCCCTCAGTTCATCCAACGCGGCATTGATTGGATCTGGAGCAAGGTTGATAAGTCGCTTGAACAACAGATCATGAATGGCGACCAGTCAGCGGCAACCAACACTGGCTACCAGTCAGCGGCAACCAACACTGGC